TTAGTTCTGTAATTCCATCACCATCAAAGTCTGTTCTCAAGAAAGACTCGTAAAGCCAATACTCTTTTAATGCGTCCTCATTCGCAGCGTTGTTTCTAATGTAATAAGGATCTCCAGTGTTGTCATTAATGAATCTTGCCGCATGCTCAATGTCCCAGTTCGCTGTGTAATCTCCATCTCCAATGTTGCTTTCATCCATATCCGGGTACATTTCACGAAGTTCGGACAAAGTTTTGCGAACACGGTGGCATACAAATCGTGCCTCCTGTATAGATTTTGCTTCACGGTTGATAACAAATTCTTCTGGCGGAACATTTACGATAGAAACCTTTCCGTCATTCATGTATCTTCGGATAACAACGTTGTGCATTGGCATGCCCATTGCATCGCTTATCTCTTCATGCTCAACAACTTCAACGTTTTCATCCATAAATATAGAATCGAACTCAACGTCGCTTAATCCTTTGTACGTCTCACGCTGGTATTTCTCAGACTCTTCCCACCAGACCTTGACAATCCCGTTCTTCTGAAGAAGTGCGTCGGTAAACCAGTTGTATAGAATCTGCCATCCATCGTTCTGTCGCTGCAAAACAAAGTTTACATAGTCGGTTGCCTGCTGTGCTGCGGCTACATCTTCAGGCCCAGATGGTTGAAACTGTACAAGTTCGTCACCAGAGGCAAACACACGCATAAGAGCGGGCTTTATCCATTCAATGCTGTCCTGAACAGTGCTGTCAACAAACTGACTTCTACCGTCCACCTCGTTTCCCATAGGTTCGCCGTAGTAATACGACATAGCCTCTGCTCTTTGCTGGGATATTTCGTCAGCCCATCCAATGGCCTCTGACATTTCTCCATCTATACGTTGCTTGATATCGTCTTCTGTTATAACTCTATCTTCCATTATATAATTCCATATTGAGGATACGATATATCCTTATCAAAGTTAAAGTTCCAAGTGGTATCTAATCCAGCGACACCCCAACGTCTCGACATAAAGCAGTACCGCATAGCGGAAACGCTGTCATCTCTTATCGGAACGATCTTCCCATCCTTGCGGTGGTATTGCCTATACTCTTGAAGGAGGTGGTGTAGATCGGACTTGATCTTAAACCTCCCTTCCTCCATCCAAACGACCATCTGCTGAATCCCCTCTTCAACAGAGTTGGAACCTTTCTTCTGACCAAGTGCCGGTGGATTTGAAAAGTGATCCAAAAGAAAATTACAACCATGATCACGATACTGATCAGCAAGGCCGGGATTGCCCATAGAATCCCTACGATTACCATCATGAGGATACGCAATGGGGATAAAAGATGGCCTCCTAAGTATTTCTATTGAGTGTTCAGCAGGCGACCTTTTGTTTGCGTTGTATGCATCATAAACGTAAAATATTTCCTCATCAGGATCTAGCGCACCCCATACAACAGCGGTGTCATGATCCCATCCAAAATCTATTCCGGCTATTCTGGGCCAATGTTCCTGTATCTGAACATTATCATAAATAATCTTTTCTTCAGGTATTGGAAATACAAGACCAGATCCAATTGTTGGCTTACCATACTTGCGCATTTCTCTTTCGTGTGGAGAGTACGCAGCAAGAATCTGGGTCATGGTATCCTTGTCTAGATGTCCGGGTTTGTTATTAACAATTGTACGAACATCTTCTGACGCATCATCCCAAGTTGCATTCGTAAGAGACTGGCCACGTTTCAAGTCGTTCATAAAGGCGCTGACAGTTTCTGTCATTCCCTGCTCAGGGGTGAATGTAAGATAAACCATTCCCTTCCTGTCTAGAGTACGTGTTACAGCCTGAGAATATAATATTCGTTCAGGCTCCTCGTCTAGCCATATGCAGTCAACAGATCGGCCCATCCATTTTTCTACTCCCGATTCATAAGACTTAAACTGAACCGTGCTATTTTCTCCGCTTATGTGTTTTACAACAGCAAGTGCTTTAGCGTTGGGCACGCCCGGTTTCCTTTCTGTGGAAACAATACAGTCTCTGGGGATTGCTCCGGTACCGAAGGCTTCCGGGTCTTCCGGGCTGCCCAACAATTCTGCCTGACATATATCTCTGGTAGACTCATTAGATACGCCACCAACCCAAGCGGTAATGGCTCTGTTATACCTTCTGCCTTCCCACCAATTTGGGTATATGCCTGTTAAATGCATGGCCATTTCAGCAGCGCCAGAATATGACTTGCCGATACGGTTGGCGCACATAAGCAACCTCTGGTTGCTCTGAAACCCAGTATCATGAAATTCTTTTTGAAAAGGATACGGGTCGTAAAACTCTAACTTACTGTACTTCTGCCTTTTAATGAGTTCCTTCGTATTTTCGATGGCTTGCTCAATCTGTTGCCTTTCCATTACTGCAGCATTTTTTGAAGTTCTGCTAACTCCGCTGTTAATTCTTCCGTAGATTTTTGTTCTGTAGTTGTTATCTCTGTCTCAGTTTTTTCAACAGGCTTAAATCCTGCACGATCCATAAGGTCTTTGCATGCATTCAACCTAACAGCCTCAGAGTCTGCTCCGTTAGCCAGCGCTATAATATTTGCTATAACACTGGGAACTGAATCCATAATCATAGCCTTCTGTCTTGCCTCGATTTCTTTCTGGTATTTTTTCTTTAGTTCCCAGCCTCGCTGTTTTGGCGAACCATAGCCTGCATATTTAGCAGCCTTGGTAGCATTACCAGTGTTAATGTAAAGATCTAGAAATTTTTCTTGTTGTTCTGTCATGGTGTAATATCGCCCCAATCAGGTTCATCGTCTCCAAAAAGATAGTATCCAAGAGGTGCGCCACGCATCCCCGTCTTAGCATAAGTTTTTGCTACGTCCAGAAGAGTTGGTTCTGCAGATTGACCCTGCTGAATAGTCGCTCTAACATTGGCAGCAACATCTGCCTTATCCATTCCTATGGCTTTACCCGCTTCGGTAAAGTCGTAGTCTTTTACATTAGCGCCCTTGCCGTCTCCGATTACACCGGCATCCATAAAGTCAATACCTAGCGATTCTTGCCCTCCGGGATTCATCGCACGATCAAACATTTTGTTTCCAGAACCAAGCCTCATTTCGTCATACTGAACAAAATAGGCACGCCCTGTTCCTTGGTCTACAATTACACGCCAGTCATAATTTGCATACTGCCTGTCCTGACCAAGAACTCTTCCTCCAAAACTTATGAAACCCTCTCCTTCAACAAGACTGTCCTTTAGTTTCTCTACATCTACTTTAGCACCGGTTTTCCCCCCGCTTAGTTTTATCGGGTTTTCTTCTGCCCACTTTAAAACATTCTCCGCAGTTCTTGGAATGTTCAGAGGCATGTCTTTTAAGAGATTTGTTGCAGCCAAAGCGCCGCTAAACCGTGGCTTGTTCTGGCCCCTAGATACATCGGCAACTTCCCTTACTTTTTCTTGACTCCTTATGTTGAATGCATCAGAACCTATACTAGAATTCCATCTGGACAGACTAAGATTAATCGGCCTGCCGTATACATCGGTGCTTTTAATTGCTGGTTTACTTATATGAACAAGTGCTGCTTCAGAACTCATCGGAAGTTTCCCGTCAAAAACCTTCATAACATCAGTGCCCGTCGCCTGCATTCTAGGAGCATTAGTTAATATGGTTCTTGGATACAGCATTCTTTTGAACTCTGATGCTAACAAAGGATGATCTGGTTGTCTTCGCATCAAAACGTCAATCATATGCTTTGCCTGAGAAACGTACTCATTTCTGTTTAAAGCCAAATCCTTCTGTATTTTTCTTTTTGTTTTGGTATCTGCCGTGGCGTATTGAGAAAGAAGCCTGTCTTCTAATTCAAAGGCACGACTAAAGTCTGAAGAAACATTAGCAGACATCCCATAATCACGCATATCAATCATGGCTTTAGGGCTAAAAGATCTTCTAACAGAGTTCCCAATAACATCTTCAGCCATCATCACTAGATTTGCGGGCATTCCTCCAGCATACCAATCTGTAGGAACTCCAAGTCTCTCAAACAAATTTCCTGACAGGCTGGGAGATTTGCCACTAACCATCCCCTTTCTGGTAATGTTCGGCGTAAGTTGCGCTCTAGTTACAGCATATTTTCCAGCCTTTAAACTTTTTGCCGCAGCCAATGGGCCGGTGGCAGCAAGTTCTGTTACATCAAATCTTGTAAGCGGATCTCCCTGAGCAACCTTGATTGCCGGATCAAGAATAGCCTCTCCAATACTTCCGATCATTCGACCCTGAAGACCCATCATTCCTGAGTATGGGTTTGACTGCATATCCCCAAGAACATTCCTTGCAAAGCCCGCAATAGGTCCAGCAACAGGAATCTCTGGTCTTCGCCCAATTACCTCTTGATCCCAGTATCCAGTATCCGGGGTATCTGTAGGAGACTGAAGTAGATAATCTTCAGGGTTTAAAATGTCTTCATCCATTCTTTTTTCTTCTCTCTAGCGGCCCCGGTAAAAGCCAACCTATAATAACCGGGCCTAAAAAACCAAGAACCAAAAACCATCCAGCGACCTGAACAAGTTCCTCAATCAACATAAAGAATGATTTACGCTGTACCGTCTGTGACACATTCCCATTCTTCTCTGTTAGATCGGCAAGGACAATCCCCGTTGAGGCACCCGCCAGAGCACCCACCATCGGAGCAGTTACACCACCGCTCAT